AACCATCTGACAAGGTAGCAGGATTTAAATTTAATCCACCTACAGCTAAATGGGTTACTGCTAATGGATTCAGTGTTAATAAGAATATGTTAGCTGTACTACAGAACTCAGCTAAGAAAAGTAATCAAACAGAAGCCTTACAGTTTCTAACTGACTTACAAAGAGTGTCTGCATTAGACACATATCTATCTTCTTTTGTAGAGGGTATTAGTACTTACGTTAAACCTGATAATAAGCTACATGTAAGACTACTACAACACAGAACGTCTACAGGAAGATTTAGTGGAGCAGAACCTAACATGCAGAATATGCCTAGAGGTGGTACATTTCCTGTGAAGAAGGTTTTTATTTCACGATTTGATGGTGGTAAGATACTTGAAGCTGACTTTGCACAGCTAGAGTTTCGTGCCGCAGCTTATTTATCACAGGATGAGGTTGCTATTGAAGAAGTATCTACAGGGTTTGACGTACATGCATATACGTCTAAGGTTATTAGTGATGCAGGTCAGGCTACGACTAGACAAGAAGCTAAAGCACATACGTTTGCTCCGTTATATGGAGCAACAGGGTATGGAAGAAGCAAGGCAGAAGCAGAATACTATGAACACTTTACAGAAAAGTACAAAGGTATCAAAGCATGGCACTCCAGATTGGCTACAGAAGCTTTAGAGAAGAGGATGATAACGACACCATCAGGTAGACAGTTTGCATTTCCTGATGTAGAACGCAGAAGAAATGGTACAGTAAGTCACTTTACACAGATAAAGAATTATCCTGTTCAGTCATTTGCTACTGCTGACATAGTGCCATTAATACTTATACAAATAGAAAACAGACTAAGTCAGCTACAATCTTGTATTGTAAACAGTGTACACGACTCAATAGTTATTGATGTCCACCCTGATGAGATACAAAAAGTAATACACGTTATTAAATTGGTTAATAGTTCTATAACAGAATCTATAAATAGCGAGTTCAAGATTGAGTTCAATGTACCTTTATTATTAGAATCAAAAATAGGTGATAATTGGCTTGACACTAAAGACGTTGCGTGATATAACTATGAAACTTAACTTAGAGAAAGGAAACTAAATGACAGAAATAGTAAGTATAAATACAGATAACTATGCGGCAATGGCTAAAGCTATGGGTATTGCAGGAGAAGGTACAGGATCATCTAAAAAGGCTAATAGTCTTAATAGACTGAGAATATGGCACTCTCCTTTAATGGGTCAGGCAGAAGTCAACGGAAAAATGACTAATGTAGAAGTAGTACAGGGTGGTACATATAGACTAGAGATAGTTGAGGGTGACAGTTCTAAGTATTACTACTCAAAAGAAATGGTAGTTAGACCTTTTATGCAAAGATTTATGTATAGAAGATATGTAGCTAACATGAACGCAAAGCAGGGTGAACCTAAAGGTACATATCACAGGACTATCATGGCAGATACCTTGAATATAGACCTAAAGGATAATACAGGTAAGTTTAATTGTGGTAAACCTACAGGTTACATCCAAGACTTTAAGGCATTACCATCTGATATGCAGGACTTAATTAGACAAATCAAAAGAGTTAGAGTAGTATTTGGCACGGTTGAGATGATTAAGCCTATGGATCAAGATGGTAAGGAAGCTGAACTTAAAGAAGTACCTTTCATATGGGAGATTGATAACAAGGATGCCTACAAAACTGTAGGAGATCAGTTTACAGTCTTCTCTAAGAAAGAAAGATTACCCTTACAGCATAAGATTAGTTTTGCTGAGACTAAGGAGAATCCACTTCCTAATGGTAGCAGTTTCTACACACCTACAGCTACTGTAGATTTGCTCAAGACCTATGATATAGACAGTGCAGACCAAACTTTATTTTCTGACTTCATGGATTGGGTTAAGAACTATAATGACTACATCTATAAGGAGTGGGATGAGAAAGCCTATGCCTTACAAAAGGTATCATCTGATGATGATATTGACACTGTGAATCAGTTTATAGATGTTGAATTAGATCAGGGAGTAGCATAATGAATCACCCTGCTGAACTGAAAGTGCATCAGTATATGTCTGATGCTGTAAATGGTAAGTCTACTATGTCAGAAGAAGTAATTGATCAAGTAGGTAACGATGTAAAGGATGCACTTAGAAAACAGTTTGGTGGGGGGAATCAACGTGGTGACTTTAAACTACGTATGTCCAACTTGGGTAGACCAACTTGCCAACTATGGTTTGAGAAGAACAAGCCTGAGTTAGCTTCTCCAAAACCAAATAACTTTATGATGAATATGATGTTGGGAGACATTGTTGAAGCTGTATTTAAAGGGTTACTAAAAGGTGCAGGAGTTAAGTATGAAGAACCTGAACATGTATCATTAGAAGTTGATGGTACAAAGATATCAGGAACTTATGACTTAGTAGTTGATGGAGCAGTTGACGATGTTAAGTCTGCTTCAGGTTGGTCATATGACAATAAGTTTGTTAATTATGAAACACTAAGAGAGGGTGATGCATTTGGTTATGTTAGTCAGTTGATTGGTTACGCAAAAGCTGCCAAGAAAAAGATTGGTGGTTGGTGGGTAGTAAACAAAGCTAATGGTAAATTTAAGTATGTATCTGCTAGTCATGCTAATGAAAGGGAAGAGATGACTAGGATCAGAGCAACAGTAGAAACCGTTAAGCATAATGAGTTTGCACGTTGTTTTGAAGATTCAGAAGAGACATGGAGAAGCAAGCCTACAGGAAATAGAAGATTAGGAATTTCTTGTGGGTTCTGTGACTACAAACACGCATGTTGGGAGAATCTAAAAGAACTACCTTCTGTAATGTCTAAGGCTAAAGTGCCACCTATCGTGTATTATACAAAGTTGAAAGAAGAGTATGCATAAATGGCAACTCATAAAATAAGAAGGGAAGCTATAAAGTATGGGTATAGGAGTGGCTTAGAGCATAAAATTTCTATGTCTCTTGATGAGATAAAATATAATTACGAGTATGAATCAATCAAGATAGAATGGGAAGACTTAACTTATCGCACCTATACCCCAGACTTTATATTAAATAATGGTATCATTGTAGAAACAAAAGGCAGATTCTTAACAGCAGATAGAAGAAAACATCTGTGTATAAAGAAGCAACACCCTAAACTAGATATTAGATTTGTGTTTACAAATAGTCGAAGTAAGCTTAGTAAAGGTGCGAAATCTACATATGCACAGTGGTGTATTAAACATGGCTTTAGATATTATGACAGAATAATACCTGAAGATTGGCTAAAAGAAAAAGGCAAGAACAAACACGTTCAGTTTATTAAATTTAATGACACAAAAATAAGGAGACCATAATGACTATAAAAAATAGACCCCCTATATCATACTTTATAGAACTACAACCTAGAGTAAAAGGTAACGAGTGGAATGGAGAACTAGAGGTTAATATAATTACATCATCAGATAATCCTTTACCTGAAGAAAGCAGAGCACACCTACTGCATTTGTGTCAGCTTGTGGCTAGTACAGTAGCCTTAATGGAGAAAAGACCTGCCTTGATAGACGAGCTAGAAGATTTCTTGGAAGAAGAAGAAGAGTATCACGAGAAGATTAGTAAAAATATAGTTACTACTAGTACTGAAGATAATGTAATAACTTTAAACTTTAATAAAGGAACAAAGCATTGACATTAGCAAAAGAGGAGTATATAAAAGATATGAGACACATGGAGTATATGAATATGAAACAAAAACAAGCTGACGTTAGTGAAATGGTTAATCATCCTGAGCATTATAACAAAGCAGGTATTGAGACTATAGATGCCTTAGAAGCTATGCTAGTTGACGGTTTTGATTATTACTTACAAGGTAATATAGTCAAATACCTATGGAGATTTAGATATAAAAATGGTGTAGAGGATTTAAAGAAAGCACAGTGGTATCTAAATAAACTAATTGAGGTCTATGATGATAAGAGTTAAAGTTATGATGACTATTGATGTAGACCCTGAAGAGTACCCCATACCTTCTGATGGTAAGGTGGAAGAAGAAATAGAATCATATGTAACAGATGTTATACATGAATTAGACGGAGTAAAAATTAAACATATAAGAAGTGTAAGCGAGGAGAAATAAATGTTAAAAAACTATTTACCAACGGACTATCAAAACTTCATAGCACTCTCTCGCTATGCAAGGTGGAGAGAAGAAGATCAACGCAGAGAGAATTGGGGAGAAACTGTAGACAGATATTTTGACTACATGACAACACATTTAAAAAATAATCATGGCTATAGTGTTACAAAAGCTTTGAAGGAAAAGTTAGAAGATAGCATAATGTCATTAGGTGTAATGCCTAGTATGAGAGCCTTAATGACAGCAGGACCTGCTCTAGATAGATGCCATGTTGGTGGTTATAACTGTAGCTACATACCTGTAGATAGTCCACGTTCATTTGATGAATGTATGTATATACTTATGTGTGGCACAGGTGTTGGCTTTTCTGTTGAACGTGAGAATGTAGACAAGTTGCCTGTAGTTAACGAACATTTTGATAATAGTACTACAGTCATCAAGGTGGGTGATAGCAGACCGGGTTGGGCAAAGTCGTTACGTGAATTGATAGCTATGCTCTATGTTGGGCAAATACCTAAGTGGGATGTGTCAGAAGTTAGACCAGCAGGTGCAAGGCTCAAGACATTTGGTGGTAGAGCATCTGGTCCTGCTCCACTAGAAGAGTTATTCAGATTCTGTATAGATAAGTTTAGGGGTGCTAAAGGAAGACGATTATATCCTATTGAGTGTCACGACATCATGTGTAAGATTGGTGAAGTTGTAGTTGTTGGTGGTGTCAGACGTTCTGCTCTTATATCACTATCTAATTTAGGTGATGATCAAATGAGACATGCAAAGTCAGGCAAGTGGTGGGATAATGAAGGGCAGAGATCATTAGCCAATAATTCTGTAGCATATAAAGGTAAACCTGAAATGGGTACATTCATGCGTGAATGGACTTCACTATATGAATCTAAGTCAGGTGAACGTGGTATATTTAATAGAGAATCTGCCATTAAACAGGCAGCTAAGAATGGAAGAAGAAAATATGCATTAGTAGAAAAGCCTGTACTACCATTAGATTATATGCAATTTGGTTGTAATCCATGTAGTGAAATTATCCTTAGACCTTATCAGTTCTGTAATCTTACAGAGGTGGTGTGTAGAGTTACAGATGATTTAAATAACCTAAAAGAAAAAGTACGTGTGGCTACTATCCTAGGTACATTTCAGTCTACACTAACTAAGTTCAAGTATCTACGTAAGATATGGAAGGATAATACAGAAGAAGAAAGACTATTAGGAGTTTCCCTAACAGGTATTCTTGATTGCCCTATATGGACAGAAGAAATTCTACAGATACTAAAAGATGTAGCAGTAGAAACTAATAAGAAGATGGCTAAAGACTTAGGTATTCCTCAGTCAACTGCAATCACTTGTGTTAAACCTAGTGGTACAGTTAGTCAATTAGTTGACAGTGCTTCAGGTATTCATGCTAGACACAACGACTACTACATTAGAACTGTTCGTGGTGATAACAAAGACCCTATCACACAGTTTATGAAAGAGAGTGGCATACCAAGTGAGCCTGACGTTATGAAGCCTGACAGTACAACTGTGTTTAGTTTTCCTATGCAGTCACCATCAGGTGCTACTACACGAACTGACATGACAGCTATTGAGCAGTTAGAGTATTGGCTAATGTTTCAAAGACATTGGTGTGAGCACAAGCCTTCTGTTACTGTATCTGTTAAAGAAGATGAGTGGATGA